CGGCTTATTGCTGAAGAAAAGCTTAAAAATCGGCCTTAGCAACCGATGGCTGGAACAATCTGACCCTTTTGCGCGTGGGGTGGCCGAAACGCGCTACTAATTACACAATTAAACTAAGGAGTTGGACAGATGGATTTAATTACAGATGAGATGATATTAAAATTTGCGAAAAACAGGTTAACTTTTATAATGCTCACTAGCGATGTTATTGAGTTGGTTAATGTTGGCGGTAGTGTTCTCGGTGATGTTCACGGTAGTGTTTGCGGTGATGTTGGCGGTAGTGTTTGCGGTGATGTCAAAGGTGATGTTTACGGTGCTGTTCACGGTGGTGTTCGCGGTTATGTTGGCGGTGGTGTTGGCGGTAATGTTCACGGTGGTGTGTGGGGTGATGTCCGAGGTGATGTTCACGGTGATGTTAAAGGTGATGTTCTAGGTGCTGTTTTGAGTGGGAGCGACTATTTATGAATGACTACGACCTGAACGATTTAATTGATGCAGAGCTTGAGAGAGTAGATAACTATGAATGGCTCTTTGAAGGTGCAGACGAGACAACGGTAGAGGGAGAGAGCTCAGCCTCTGAGTTATCCAGTGCATGTTCCCGCCTATTAACTATAAGGGTTTCAAAAACCGGAGATAGCCAATGAAACTGTATGAGATTAGAAACTTGATAGACGCACTAGGCCAGCACTATGCCTACGATCCTAACATGACACCTGCTGAGGGCAAGAAAGTATTGCAGAGACTACAGAAAGCTAAGGCAGATAAAGAAAAGAAGAGGGCTAAGAAATGAAAGAGATATTCGACAGAGTAAAGACACACTTGTTAGCACAAGATGAGAGATCCCGTCATAGTAATGGTGTGTGTGCGTATCACGCATTTGACGGTCTGAAATGTGCTGTAGGTTGTCTGATAACGGAGGATGCTTACAGTGAAGAGTTCGAAGGGGCTACGGTAACCAGTGACAAAGTAAAGGACGCATTGGAGGCTTCTGGTATCAACACTGGTATCAACACTGACAACAACACCATTAGCATGCTTACTAACCTTCAAAGTATACACGATTATGAGGCACCTGATGATTGGGGACATGCGCTTGATAACTTAGAAACTAAACTATTTGGAGATACAGCATGAAAGACCCTGAATGGCATCACGGAGACATTGAAGAGCTACCCTATACCGAAGCACCTGCTGAGCCAGAAGACAGCTTAGAATGGCTTGAGAGCGGCTCTAGCAGGGGTAAACGTGCCTACGACTCCATAACCGTTTGTTGCCACGGAAAGAGACGAGCATCCAGTAATGACTAGCGACATCATGGAGGTGCACGTTAACATGGTAGTGGGTGCCGTCGTTAATACAGCGATAACCTACTACTTGTTTGACATAACACCGCAGTTTGCTTTAGTATCCACTGGTATATTCTTTATAGTCTCTTGGGTACGGAGCTACGGACTACGGAGATTATTCAGATACTTAGAGGAACGACAATGAGAACATCGAAGGAATTGGAGGGGCAAGATACCCACCGTGATACTGCGGCAGAGGTTTTTTCCATGCATCCCGAGGCGGTGACTACTGACCAGCGTCGGAGTGCCAAGGCCATTAACTTTGGGCTACTTTATGGTATGCCAATCACAGAGGTGCAGGACATGGTAGATATTATGAAGACTCTAGAGACTAAGAAGACTAAGAAGACTAAAGAGTTAAGTACTTTGCAATCGGAACAACTTAATGAAGGTGAACAGGCTATGACTACAGAGCAGATGATTAACTTCCATATGAATTGGGGAGGTTCTAGTGGCTCTAGTGTTATGAAGACTCTAGAGACTAAGAAGACTAAAGAGTTAATCATTAAGAGAATGTTATAAATGATTACTGAAGAGATGTAAGAGTGTGCTTTTAAACTATGGAGTCTATAATAGCACGTTTCAGAACAGAAGTCAAGCTAATTAGAGGAAAGATTATGAGTTATTATAAATTTGGTTACCACTGGAGCATAGATATTATGAATGGCTTAGGCTTATCAGTCGAAGCAGCAAGCTCCAGAGCTACATGGTTCGTCGATGAGCAAGGTCTGGGGTGTTGTGCTTTCAGTGGTATTGTGTTACAATTAGCTTGCTTTGTTGTATGCATAGGCAACCCCACAGATATTGAGGAGATTTAATAATGGCAGATTACTTAGCCACTAAACAGCCCTGTCCCGATTGCGAGAGTAGTAATGCACTGGTGGTGAACGCCAACGGTAGTACAAAATGCCATAGTTGTGGTAAGTTTACACGATCATCAGAGGCCACTATCACAATACCGGACGACTACACCCCAAAACCTAAGCAAGACTTCTCAGCAGTAGAGATGTTATTAACCACTGGCACATATACAGCAGTGAAAGACAGAGGAATCACACAGAAGACGGCTGAGTTATTCGGATGCTATGTAGGTGCTGATGCAGTTACAGGTTTAGATAAGACTTACTTTAGCTATCATAAACCAGACGATGCACACACACCAGTAGCCGCTAAGGTTAGAGGCACGTCTACAGAGAGAGACGTAGACACTGGTAAGATGGTAACCAAGAAGAACTTCTACAACATTGGAGCCTTGGCAGACACTGGACTATACGGTCAACACTTATTCTCAGGCGGTGGTAAATACATTACCGTTACCGAAGGTGAGTTCGACGCTATGGCGGCCTATCAGATGCAAGGTAGCAAGTACCCTTGTGTGTCTATTAAGAATGGTGCTAGTGGTGCTCTCGCAGACTGTAAGGCCGCTTATGAGTGGCTTGATACCTTCGACTGTATCGTCATAGCCTTTGACGCAGATAAGGCAGGTACTGAGGCGGCAAGAGAAGTGGCTGAGTTGTTCGGTGGTAAGTCATCAGTGATGAAGCACACCAACGGTTACAAAGATGCTAACGATTACTTACTAGCTGATAAGGTTAGAGAGTTTACAGCGGCATGGTGGGCGGCTGAGCGGTTTGTACCGGACGGTATCATCAACGGTGCTTCACTATGGGATGAGGTCTGTAAGCCTTTAGAGAAGGCGGCAGTGATGTACCCTTGGGATGAGTTGAATGGTTTAACGTATGGCATACGTAGCTCTGAGTTGGTGACAGTAACAGCAGGGTCAGGACTAGGTAAGTCTCAATTCTTAAGAGAAATTGTGTGGCATATCTTGCAGGAGACTACAGACAACATCGGCCTCTTGTTCCTTGAGGAGAATGCTAGGAAGTCTGCGCTAGGTATGATGTCTCTTGCGGCTAACAAACCGTTACACCTGCCGACTACTGAAGCAACAGAGGACGAGAGATATGAAGCATTCCAAGCAACAATGGGTACACAACGGCTATTCTTATTCGATCACTTCGGTTCGACCAGTGTGGATAACATTATTGCTAGGGTACGATACATGGCTAAGGCTCTGGACTGTAAGTATATTTTTCTAGATCATGTTAGTATTGTGGTGTCAGCGGGTAGCAACGGTGATGAACGTAAAGCACTAGATGAGATTATGACTAAGCTCCGTATGTTGGTCAGCGAAACAGGCATAGCCTTGTTCATTGTCTCACACCTTAAGCGACCTGACGGTAAAGGCCACGAAGAAGGGGCGGCTTCATCGCTCTCACAGCTTCGCGGTAGTGGTGGCATAGCACAGATCAGTGATATGGTGATCGGCTTAGAGCGCAACGGACAAGCTGAGGATAAGGTGGAACGTAACACCACATACATCAGAGTTCTTAAGAATAGGTTCTCGGGTACAACTGGTAAGAGTAGTGCATTGCTATTCAATGCCGACACTGGTAGAATGGTGGAGATACCTAACGGAGAGGATACATTATGAGATGTCAATCATGCAACGTAGCACTGAGCGACTTTGAATCGACACGTAAACATGCAGAGACTAAGGAGTTTATTGACCTATGTAATACCTGCTACGCGCATGTACGTGACGATGTGATAACTATAGACCGTAGCGACCTTAGAACAGAAGAGGTTGACTTAGAACTGGAGGGAGAGTATAAATGAGGATTACAGTGCAAGGCGTAGACGTTCCCGTACCTAGCTTCGTGCCTATGTCTCTAGGGTTAGCCCCGATGACCTTGGAGTCCAGCAGGCTATCGTCCTCATTCGGAGACGTGTTGATTGTGGGTGCTGAAGGCTGTGGCGACATAAAAATGATACCCCTCAAAGACTTAGGCCTCCAACTCATCCCTAGAAAAGGAGATACAAAATGAATAAAAGAATAATTGACGGTAT